CGTATTTACACACCTGCGGCTTTTACCACACTTGATGAACTCTCAGAAGTTGAATGTCAAGAACAAGTACCTGATGGTATGCAGATGACGCAAGAATTACTGGCCGATAGCGACTTAATGGCAGAAATGTTTAAAACTGTTTATCAAGCAGCAGACGCTATGGGCGACTACGGTTTAGCTAACTTTTTAGCTGATCGCCAAAATGCACATCGTAAACATTCATGGATGTTACGCTCAACATTAAAATAAATGGCAAAAAATACAAACAAACGGATACCAGTAAAATGGGTACGTGATCGGGCTAAAGCAGCTTACGAGAAACAAAGTCATTGCTGTATCTGCGATACAGACAAAGATTTGGAACTCCATCACTTACATTCCGTTACCATACTGTTGGAAAAATGGGCTGAACGAAAAGGCTATGATATTTCTACCGATGATGGTATTCTTGCTGTAAGAGATGAGTTTATTGCTGAACATCATGACGAGCTGTATGTGCAGGTTTACACCCTTTGTAACCCTCACCACGTTGCGCTTCATGGTGTTTATGGTAAAGCTCCTAAACCTGGATCGGAACCGAAACAGGCTCGATGGATCGAGTTACAGCGTGAAAAACATTTAAATGGTGGTCGTGCAATACCCAAAACAAGTTCAGGTAGTTTTTTCTCAGAATTTATCTAAAGGGAAATTATGAACTGGATTACAAAAAGCACTGCGTGGGTTCGAGAAAAGCTTAACCCAGCGCAAGAAAGAATTGCAAACTCTGAGGGCAGTAGAATTGGTACTACTGCTAAAATTGGTTATCAAACGGCGTTCCAAAAGCTGGAATGTGTTAACCGCTCAGTAAACATGGTAGTATCAGCCTGTGCAAGCCTGGACTACGATGTAAAAGACAAAGTAAATGATGGAATTGTTGCTGGTGTTCGCCAAAAGCAACTGAATACTCTCTTAAACTTTAGACCTAACCCTTATCAGTCGGCACAAGAATTTCGCATGGCGATTTTCCAAGACTTGATACTTGAAGGCAACGTGTTTATCCACTTTGATGGCGTATTCATGTATCACCTTCCAGCCATTAACGTACAGATTCAGCCAGATACTAAAACATTTATCAAAGGCTACTTGTACCAAGGCTTAACAGAGTTTAAAGAAAACGAAATCTTCCATTTTAAAGATATTAATTCTAAGTCTATCTATCGCGGTAGCTCTAGACTTGAATCCGCAGATCAGTCGATTAGTCTACTGTATGCAATGAAAGAATTCCAAGACCAGTTCTTTGATAATGGAGCTGTGTTTGGTTTAGTACTAACCAGTGAAAATACTCTTTCACAGGTTGCCAAAGAAAAGACCATTCAATATTGGTTACAGAAATACAGCGCCAAATCTGGCGGCAAACGCCCAGTAATCTTAGATTCTGGACTTAAGCCTCATGCTATTTCAAATACAAGTTTTAAAGACATGGACTTCGATCTTTCGATGAATACCCATGCTCAAACTATTATGCAAGCTATTGGCGTTCCACCAATCTTATTGGAAGGCGGAAACAATGCTAACATCAGCCCAAATTTAAGACTATTTTATTTAGAAACGGTAATGCCTATTGTTAGACGTTTTACGTCTGCACTAGAAAGATATTACGGTTACGACATAGAAGCAATTACAAGCTCAGTTTCCGCACTACAACCAGAATTAAAAGATATTGCTGCATACCATTCAACATTAGTTAATGCAGGAATTATTACAGCAAACGAAGCACGACAAGAATTACGTTATGCCCCTATTGAAGGTCATGACGATTTAAGAATACCAGCTAATATTGCTGGTTCAGCTGCTAATCCAGCTCAAGGAGGACGTCCCGCCTCCAATAAAGAATAACAAGGGGTATTATGGTAGATAAAAACAAAGTACTCACGCTTACGAGTACATTCACAAAAAGTAACGAACTACCTACCAAAAGCGACATTATCGAATCTATTACCATTGAAGGTTACGCAAGTACTAACGATGAGGATAGACATGGGGATATCGTACCTACCAGTGTTTGGGAAGCGGGTATTAAGAATTACTTGAAAAATCCAGTAATTCTAGCCTATCACGAGCACTGCGAGCCTATCGGTAGGATGGTAGAACACAGAATTGACGAAAAGGGATTGTGGATCAAAGCCAGAATCTCGGCAGCAGCAGAGGATGTGTTCAATCTTGTAAAAGACGGCGTATTAACTGCATTTAGCATTGGGTTCCGCATCATTGATGCTGAATACAATTCAGCTGCAGAGCTGTTTGTAGTAAAAGAACTGGAATTGCACGAAATCTCTGTTGTGTCAGTGCCAGCAAATCAAAATACAATTTTCAGTCTTTCTAAAGCATTTAATACTGCTGAAGAATTTAAATCTTTCAAAATGCAATTTGCACCCAAAAGCGAATCAGCTAAAGGGCTAGAATCCTCTACGGAAGCAAAGAGCGATATTAATAAGGAATGGAACATCATGGATCCAAAAGAATTAGAACAAATGTTGGCTAAGGCTGCTGCTACAGCTGCTGAGCAAACTGCAAAAGCAATTGCCGAACAACAAGCAAAAGCTGCTGCTGAGCAAGCCGCAAAAGAAAAAGCACAAGCTGAATTTGACGAAAAAGTCAAAGCAGCTGTTATCACCACTGGTCAATCCGGTGCAGAAAAACTATTGGCTGAAGTTGAGAAGCGTTTAGCTGAACAAGAAGAGTCAAGCAAGACAGTTCTAGCTGGTCTAGAAGCTGCTCTAAAAGAGAAGGCTGCTGAAATCGAAGCTATCACAAAGTCTAAGATGTCTTTTGCAGACAGCAAAGACGGTATGGCTTATGCTGATAAAGAGAAGGCAGTTATGCTAGCCAAGATGGCTGGTAAGTCTGTTGAAGGCACAAAATTAGGTCGTGAACTAGTACAAAAGTACGGTGCACACGTTCCTTCTGCTACATGGGAACTAGAAGTTTCTTTAAACCTAGAATCTGAAGTTCGTCGTCGTTTAGTTGTTGCTCCTATTTTCCGCAACATCTCTATGCAGACTAACGTTATGACAATCCCAGTAAATCCAGAAGCAGGTACTGCTACTTGGGTTACTAACGCAGACTTTGGTGCCGCTCCTGCTACACTAGGTGCAGCTGGTCCTTCTGCTGGTAATACAGCTACTCATGCATTAAAAGAGATCACTCTAAATGCATACAAACTAGCAACTAACGAATACACAGCATACGAAGAAGAAGAAGATTCTTTAATCGCTTTAATGCCAGTTATTCGTGATGGTATGATCCGTCGTGTTGCTCGTGCAGTTGACAAGGCATTCCTATTAGGTGCTGGTTCTGGTTCTGACCCTGTTAAGGGCTTAGCAAACTGGGCTACTAACACCACAGCTACTGGTAACACAGTTGCCGCAGGTATGACTGTTGCTAAGATGCGCACTCTACGTCAAGGTCTTGGTGCATGGGGTCTAGACCCACAAGAAGTAGTTTATATCGTTAACACCGATACATACTACCAATTACTAGAAGACACAGTGTTCCAAACTATGAACCAAGTTGGTACACAAGCTACATTACTAACTGGCCAGATCGGTCAAATTGGTGGTAGCCCAGTTCTAGTATCTGCAGAATTCGCTACTCCAGCTTCTGGCGTTGCAGGTGCAATTTGCTTGAACCCAGGTAACTTCATTGTTGGTAACCAGCGCGGTCTACGCATTGATACCCAAGAATTAGTTGAAACACAGCGTCGTGTAATGGTAGCTAGCCTACGTACAGGTATGACACGTGTTACAAATAACCTAGGTAACGCTGTTACAGCACACAAGTACACAGCAAGCTAATCAATTAAGTTTGTTAATATTGACAGGGCTTTCGAGCCCTGTCTTTTAAAAGGATTCCTAGAGTCCTTTTAAAAGACAAGAGAGGTAAACATGGGATTAAATCTAACAACAAAAGCAGACTATAAAACCTATGCTGGAATTAAGAGTACTAATGAAGATGCTGTTATTGATTTTATCATTCCCAAAGTTTCTGACTTAGTAAAAAATTACTGCAATAGAACATTCGTAGATTACTGGATAAACCCAAAAACAGAAATCTTTAACGGTGGTGAAAAAAAGTTTATTTTAGCAGAAACTCCTGTAGCTACAATTAATAGCGTACAAGGCAGTACTGATTATGGACAAACTTGGACTAATTTAGTTCAATATAAAGAGTGGGTTCAAGAAGACGACACAATTTTAAGCTTGGATGCTTCAGGAAGATTTCCTAAGTTAATCAGAGGCTATAAAGTAGAATATACAGCTGGTTACGACGACGTTCCTGCAGATCTGGAAATGGCAGTTTTAGACTTGGTTACTTACTACCGCAGACATGATGCTGCAATTCACAGTTCTAAAAATCCTGGTAGTAACACAGTTCAAATTGAGTATATTTCTACTACTAGCTTACCAGCACATATTCGTCGTGTACTAGACTTATATAAAGCGGATTATACATAATGGCATTTTATACAGCAACTTGGTTTAAGCAACTAATTAAAGAAGATCATGCTGCTGTACAGGCGTACTTAAATAAAAAAGGCAATGATCTTCGTGGCTATATTGACAGCACACTGCCATTTAGTCTTTGGTTAGATATTGATGTTATTAGAAAAAATATCTTACAACCGAACGCCAAAGCAATAGAAGATCTTTGTGCTCTTTTAAATGTGCAAGACCCTAATGTGTTCATCCAAGAACTTGATCTTGCCTACCAAAAAACAATTACAGAATACATTGATACTTTCCCACATATCGATTCCAAAGAACTAGCATCTAAATTAGATACCTTAGCACTTGCGATAGATCAGGGAGGTATAAAGGAAACTATACAGACCTTGTTTAAGCGAACAATGGTTGTAAAAGAACTTTCAAGAAAAAATAAAAGTGTACTGCTTATTTCGCCAAAATTTACTACAATTCAAAGTGATTTTGGTAAGCGTGTAAAGTCGAATTTCAACTATAATGCGTTCTCGGATTATATTGATGACAACCTAAATGACAGTCCCAGAAATCTTGTAAAAACTTATTTGGACAAGAACTTTGGTACACTACAAAACTTAGGTCATATTGAAGTTGACGTGCTATCATCCAAAGCTGGTTCCAGTGAAGTAAAACGTGGATTAGTTAGTCCCCGTCTATTACAGGCTTTGTTAGAATGGCCCAAGGATTCAAAACCAGAAGCACTAGCCAGAAAATTTTCCAAAGAAACTGGACAAGCCGAAACCCGAGTAGTTATTCGTAAACGATATACTAACAGTAAGCTAGTTCTAGAGATGCTAGTTGAGTCCGGACTAATGATTGGCTCGCTAGAAAGTCAGCAAGAAAACTTAAAGAAAGCCGTTAAAGAACGTGCTTTTAAGATTGGCAGCGCACTTAGTAGACGACTAGTAGAAGATAAAAATCTACTACTTGATTTAGTCACTTCAAAGAGTATAAAGCAATATACTGCTGAAAATGTTTTAAATACGTTAAAAACTGGTAAAGGTTCACAAGCATATCAAAGCGAAACAACTTTGGTAGAAAGAACCCCAGTATCAGTTCAAAAATCGACTGTATCATTTAAAGTAAAAGATACACCCTCCGCACAATTACCGCAATTAAAAACAGTAAAAGAGACCAAGTACTCTTTAGCAAGCCTTAAAGGTTTACTTAACAGCCAATTACAGGATGTAGTAAGTGCTAATATGGGCGATGGTAGTAGTAGGAATGTTTTAAATTACAGAACAGGTAGATTTGCCTCCAGCGTAAGAGTAGAAGATTTAACACTTAGTCGTGATGGTATGATTACAGCTTACTATAATTATATGCGTAATCCATACGCTACGTTTTCTACCGGAGGTAAGCAATCATTACCTCGTTCGCGAGACCCTAAGCTACTTATTTCAAAATCAATCCGAGAAATTGCTGGACAAAAGGTAGCAAATAGAATGAGAGCTGTACTGGTATGAGTAGAAGAACTTCAATAGTAAAAGCTATTGCCGATAAGATTAAGTTAATTAATGGTACAGGTATCTATAAAACTAATCTATTTCAAAATAGCTACGCAAAATTAAAATTTTGGGATGAAGTAAATGATTTCCCGTGTGTGTATGTAACTCCTGGCTCAGAACAGCGCCAATATCTTCCTTCACAATTTACATGGGGATTTTTAGGTATTTGCATAAAAGTTTACTGTAAAGGTGATGATGCACAAGAACAGTTAGAATTATTACTAGCTGATATAGAAC